TTAGCTAAACAAAAGAGAACTTTGCCAGGTATCAAGAAAGAGAAGCTTGCACAGAAAATCATTAGTGAAATGAATGAGCTAAGAAAAAAATATGAATGAAAAAAAGTTTAGTGACTTACTAAGCTTTTTTTGTTTGCCTTCTTACTGCTTACAGGCGCTAAAAAGAGAAAGTTGTTTCGAGTGATTGGCGTAACTGATCAAATTTATCGAGTAGCGGCGTAACCGTGGAGGATTACTCATGAAAAAAAGTTTATTTATGCCAACTAAGTTCCCATTGAAAATGGATTTACAATTCTTTGCTGAAGACGAATCGAGCGAAGGTGATCAAGGAGGAACGTCGACTAACTCCGAAGGTCAAGGAGCGGATGGTTCAGATGACGGCCAAGGAGAAGATGGTGAACAAGGTGGCAAAACATTTTCTCGTGACGAAGTAGCAAAGATGATCGCTGCTGAAACAAAGAAAGCTGTCACTGCTGCTGAAGAAAAATGGCGTGCAGAAAAAGACGAAGCTGCCAAATTCGCTGAAATGACAGCTGAAGAGAAGATTCAACATGAGTTGGCCAAGAAAGATGCTCAAATTGCTGAATATGAACGCAAGGAGAACCTTTCCAAAATGTCATCTCAAGCAAGTGAAATGCTGGCTGAGAACGGTGCTACGCTTACGAAAGAGATGCTGCGACTAATCGTGTCAGAAGATGCAGAAACCACGTCAGCAAACGTTAAGACGTATTTAGCATCTGTTGAAGCAGAACGCGAACAAATTAAAGCAGACTTCGAAAAACGCCTTGGCGGGAAGGTTCCATTAGATGGAACAGGAGCGACTAGCCTTTCTCGTGGTGCTCAAATGGCGAAAGAAGCTAATAGCCAAGCCAAGCAACCAGAAAATGACCCATGGTCATTAAATTAGGAGGAATAGTACATGGTTTATGTAAAAAAAGTAGAAACAATTAACGATATCAATTTTTTGAAAAGCCAAAAGTTTTTATCGTTCACTAAACAAGTTGATCAGACTCATACAAAAGTGGTAAATGGCGTTTTGCCGGCAGGGTCTATTTATCCGGCGGATAATGCAACAGCTGAAGGTATCACAATCAACGATGTTGATGTATCTAACGGACCACAACCTGTTGGAGTGATTGTTGAGGGGCATGTATTAATGGAACGTTTGCCAGTTAAACCTAGCGATGAGGCTCAGAAAGCAATGCGTGAAATCAAATTATATGATGCAGACGGCAAAATGATTGCTGTACCTACTGCGTAAACAAAGAAAATAGGAGGATGTATTGATGGCAAATATTGCAGAATTATTTTCACAACGTAACGTCTTGGATTACGTAAACAACCGACAAGCACCAGCTTTGTTAGGGGAAACATTATTCCCGGCACGTAAGGTGCAAGGGTTAGAATTTGATATTTTGAAAGCGGGGACTCGTATTCCAACGATCGCTAGTGTTCATGCGTTTGATACGGAAGCAGAAATTGCGTCTCGTGTAGCGTCACGCAGCGCGCAAGAGTTGGCGTTTATTAAACGAAAGATTCAATTAAAAGAAAAAGACTTAATCGCGTTGCGCAATCCACGTACGGCAGAAGAACAACGCTTCTTAGAACAAGAAGTTTATAACGATGTATACTCGATGGTTTCTTCAGTTAATGCTCGGGTTGAAAAAATGCGTATGGAAGTATTATCAGACGGAAAAGTAACATTGGATGAGAACGGCTTGGATTTAGTCGTTGATTATGGTGTGCCAGCTGATCATAAAGCGACAGTTGATTTTGCATTAGCAGGAACTGATGTAATCGGTTTGCTAACGGATTGGTCGGCGGCATTAGATACTGTACCAACAAGAATCTTGACATCGACAAAAGTTCGAAACGCAATTCTAAAAAATGCTGGTATTAAAGCTTATTTCAAAGATGCTGGGTTGTTACCTACTCCTGGTTCATTGAATCAAGTGATGCAACAATTTGGGCTGCCGGCGATTGCTACGTATGATGCAAAATATTACAAAGAAAATGCAACAGGAAAATTGGTGAAAGAGCGCTACTTCCCAGAAAATAAATTAGTTATGTTTGGTTCTGAGAACCCAGGTGAATCTATTTACGGCGTTACACCTGAAGAATCCCGTTTATTATCTGGTGGTTCGAAAGACTACACAGTAGGAAACGTGATTGCCATGGTGTATGAATCTAATCTTGATCCAGTAGGCACCTGGACTAAGGCAGCAGGCACTGCGTTGCCAAGTTTCCCTGAAGCGGACAACGTATTCCAAGCGACTGTATTAGCAGAAGCGTAGGAGGATAAAAATGGCGAAGTATAAAGTTGTAAAAGTTTTCACTGATGCATATTCCAAGAAAACATATCGAATTGGCGAAGTGATTGAACTTTCGGAAGAAAGAGCTAATGAAATAGTTGAAAAGTTGAATGCTTTCGGTGGTGAATTCATTGAACTAGTAAAGGCTGAAATTCAAAAAGAGGAAAACGTTGAAAATACCAGCATCCTGAATGAAGATCAGTTAGCAAATGAAGAAAAGCCAAAGAAAAATAGCAAGAAGAAAAAATAATCACACGAAAGGTTGGTGATTATATGTCAATTATTGACGATGTAAAAAAACTTCTAAGCGGAACTGTCGACGATAAACTAACGGTCATCGAGAGGCGAACAAAAGAGCGCCTCTCTAGTTTGCTTGAATCAGAGGAAGTTCCCGAAAAGTTAGAGTATATCTCTTACGAAGTTACTTTGAAGCGATTTAATCGAATCGGTCAAGAAGGAATGTCATCGTATACTCAGGAAGGGCTATCAATGGCTTTCCCTGATTCGGATTTTTCGGAGTATCAGCAAGAAATTGATGATTACGTAAAGAAAAATGATCCGAACTATAAAAACCGAATAAGCGCAGTGAGGTTTTTCTAATGAGGTATACAGATGAAATTACATTCATAAAAAAATCGGAAAAGTCTAAGTATGATCCTGTTTTAGGTGAATGGATCGAAGAAGAGCCAAAAAGAACAACGGTTAATGTCAATGTTACCGATTTAGGAACTGATCGATCTATAACATTGTTTGGGAGTATAAAACAAGGGGCTAAGGTAATTCGAACTCAGCCTCTTTTTGTTGTTCCCGAATGGGACCAGATTGAAATTGAGAACAGGGTTTATCAATTGACAACTGAGAAAATACCTAGCAATCGAACTTCTATCATTGTTGAGGAGGTTGTTTCAGATGGCAATAAACGCATTTAGTTTCAAAGGTATTGGCGATCTGCAATCAAAGCTTAAACGAAACACCTCAATGAGTGAAGTAAAAAACATTGTAAAAGCAAACACAGCGGAGATGAATCGTAATGCTCAACGGAATGCGTCGGTAGATACTGGCTTTCTGAGACGTATGATTACTATGAGTTTGACCAATGGCGGATTTACTGGGAGGTCCATCGCGGGAGCAGAATACTCTCCGTACCCTGAGTACGGCACAAGGTTCATGGCAGCCCAACCGTTCATGGGGCCAGCTTACCGGGAGCAAAAAGAAAAATTCAAACGGGACATGCAAAGGCTGGTGAAATGATGATTAAAACGCGCGATCAGTCATTATATGACGAGGTTTACAAACGTTGTGAGGCACTAGGCTATGCTGTGTATGATTACAAACCGATGGACGATATAGATTATCCATCTGTAGAAATCGAGGGTACCGAGACGATTCATCATTCTAATAAAACAGCAATCAAAGGTTCAGTGATTCTCATATTGTCCGTATGGGGATTACAGAAAAAAAGAAAACAGGTGTCAGATATGGCGTCTGCTATTTTTAATATTGCCCTTCGTTTAGAGGCTACAGAAGGTTATCACTGGGGATTGAATACACAAGCTAGTACGATTTCATTGAGAGATGACACAAGTACAAATACACCGCTCAAACGAGCGATTATAACACTAGAATTTAGAAATCTTTAGGAGGAATCCAAATGGCAGAAGAATTAACAGCGGTTCAAGGGATTGATGTAATCCTATTATTCCGTATTTTAAAAGAGGCAACTGCAGATGCAGCTACGAAGCTGGCTTTTCAGACAGAGCACGAGTTGACCGAATCGTCTGATACAGAATCAACTGCAACAAAAGATGGTCCAGTGAATGGTAATGGAACATCTGAAACTGAAATCAGTTGTACATCAATCTTAGCTCGAAATGATGAGATGGTAAAAAAACTTCGTCAAGCACGACGTGACGGTGACATCATTGAGATTTGGGAAGTAGACGTTAAAGATAAAGATGAGTCAGGGAAGTATGGTGCTACATATTTCCGCGGAAAGGTTTCTGAGTATAGCAAGAAACCCGCTGCAGAAGGATTAACAGAAGTATCATTAACATTCAAAATTGATGGCGAAGGGCAAGATGGGCGAGCAACTCTTACTGCGGAACAAGAAGAAGTTGTTCAATACCAATTTGAAGATACAACAAAAGCAGTTCCAGAAGGTTAAGAGAGGGATTCCCTCTCTTTTTTTATTTTGATTTCGGAGGAGAAAACACATGAAAATTACGATTAATGAAAAAGACTATACAGCCTATTTCGGTTTAGATTTTATCGAAGCGTTGGATTCAAATGAAATGGTAGGGACTGTTAGTTACAACGGAATGGATGTTGCAGTAGGAACAACGATGGTTATCGGGTTACTTGCTGATACACGCAATCCCAAATACTTAGTCCCAATTGTTAAGGCTGCACTTTGCACAGAAGATACAATTCCGACTGATGCGGAAATCAAAAAATGGATTGAAAGCCAGAAAAATCTTAAAAACACGGTGGACGCTTTTTTATTGAATTTGCAAAAGGTCAACCTGTTGCAAGAAATGGTGAATTGGAAGTCAGTGAAGATCCAGAACAAGGAAGCTCTGAAAATGTTTCTAGGTTAACGATTGAAGATATCAAGGTTGACTTGCTGCGGAATTATCCGCATTTAACTGACGAAAGAGAGCTTGGGAGAATCACTCTGAGGCATTATTCACGATTGATGAAAGCTTCTCGCTTAAGGACATTGGATAGGGAATTAGAAATTCATTTAAGTGCTTGGAAAAATCGAGAGATAGAAGCTACCAAAAGCAAAGGGCGCTACGTATTTACAGATTTCCGTAAATTCATGGACTTTGAAAAACGCGAGACTAAGTTGTTAGGTCGTACTCCTCCAAAACAAAAAAATGGAAATAAATTGTTGTACCTAATGGCTAAAGCCAATCAAACAAAAGGGAGGGAGGATTAGTGACAGAACAATATTCAGTAGAAGCCGTGCTTTCTGCTCGCGATGGTGGATTTTCTAACAGTATGAACTCCGCTGTTAAAAGTCTTGGGAATCTAGATAGCGGATCCAAAACTGCGACAAAATCTATCGCATCAATTGCTATTGGGATGGGAGCAGTCCAAGTAGCATCTAAAGTGTTTGGAGTATTAGCCAATTCGATGGATTCGGCAATTAGTAGGTTTGATACGATGCAGAGATACCCAAAGGTAATGTCTGCACTAGGTTACTCCGCGGATGAGTCAACAACATCTGTCAATAAATTAGCTGATGGAATTGATGGGTTACCAACCAAATTAGATGATGTAGTTTCTACTGCTCAACAAATGACTGCCATCACAGGGAATATGGACAAATCAACAGATGCAACTATTGCATTAAACAATGCGATGTTAGCCTCGGGAGCATCAACTGCGGATGCGCAACGTGGATTAACCCAGTACATTCAAATGTTGTCTACAGGAATTGTCGATTTACAGTCTTGGAAAACGCTCCAAGAAACCATGCCAATTGGATTGCAAAAAACCGCCGAAGCAATGGGTTTTGTTGGGGAAACAGCACAGAGAGACCTATATTCTGCCTTAAAGGATGGAACAGTAACATTTAGAGAGTTTCAAAACAAGTTGATTGAACTAGGAACTGGAACTGGTGAATTAGCCAAATTGGCCAAGGTCAATTCTGAAGGTATAGCCACATCATTCGGAAACTTAAAAAATGCCGCAGCTAAGGGAATAGCAACAGTTATCACTTCGTTTGATACTTTATCGAAAAAAGTGACTGGTAAAAATATAGCTCAGAATCTTGACAGCCTAAAAGGTGCAGTCAACACGACTTTTAAGGTGATTGCGAAGTCAATTGAGGCTACAGCTCCAGTGTTTGAATTAGCTGCAGATGGAATAAAACTAGTTGCTTCTCAAGGGGATATTTTGATACCAGTACTGGCAGGAGTAGCAGCTGGATTTATGGCATGGAAAACAATTAGTGCGATTAATACAATCATTGCACAAACAGATGCACTTATGGTAGCAGCAGGTATGTCCGGCAAGGCATTAACTATAATGACTCAAGCTAATACTGCCGCCACAGTAACGGCTACATTAGCGAAACAAGGTTATACAACTGCAGAAATCGCTAGTATGACTGCGACAAAAGCGCAGGTCGCAACATTAGCTGCGCAAAACGGAATACTTCCAATAGGATCTGCGTTAATTGGAGTTATGACTGGCAGTATTACAGCTTCTACAGTTGCGACTACATTAATGACCGCTGCGACAACAGCATTTAGTGCAGCTCTAAAAATTGCAACCGGTCCTATTGGATGGGTAGTGGCTGGTGTTAGTGCATTGGTAGCTGGTGGGGTAGCCCTTTTCAAATGGCTAAACAAAGAAACCGAAGCATCGGAGAAACTGAACAAAGAGCAGACAGCTCTAGCAAATAGTACTAAGACTCTGACTGATTCTACAGCAAGTAATATTAAACGAAGGCAAGAAGAGTTATCTACCATCGAAACAAATAGTCAAGCTTATCAAGATTTGGGCAATCAGATTGTTGATTTAGCAAGTAAGGAGAAGTTGACTAGGGAAGAAAAAAAACTATTAAACGATTCTGTCGAGCAGCTGAATGGTTCTGTAGCAGGTTTGAATCTTCAATATAGCGAGGAAAGCAAGTCGCTGTCAATGAGCACTGAACAGTTGAAAGCTCGTATCCAAGCACAAAAAGACCAAGAGACAGCGAATCAGGCACAAGAAGATTTGTTAAACATCTTGAAAGAACAACACTCAGTTGAAGCGCAATTAAAAGAAACGACTGCTTTGCGCGATGAGTGGAATAAGAAATTAGAAGAGGGAACTGTAAAGGGTAAGGAACATAAAGAGGCCGTAAAAGAACTTGATGATCAAGAGAAAACGCTGAAAGGTACATTAACTGAACTTGGAGAACAGCAAAAGCAAACCGCAGTAATCCAGGAGGAAGCTAATGCAGCTGTAGCTAAAGCAACCGAAGACGGAACAATGAGGCAAGTTTTATCACTTGAGTCATTAAGTGATGAAGTAAGAGCTACTGTCGACGGAATGAAGAGTAAATGGCAAGAGTATCAAGATGCGGCGACCAACATGTTTGATGCATTATCCGATAAACAAGAAATGTCTGTCGGTGAAATGCAGAAGAACCTTGAAGAAAATCAACGTGTAATTAGCACATGGGCTGATAATATTGCTAATCTTGCAAGCCGTGGCGTTGATGAAGGACTACTTGCGAAGTTACGGGATGCGGGGCCTGAGAGCGCTGGTTATGTTGCGGCGATGGTCGCATCATCTGATACAGAACTTCAAAATCTGAGTAGTACGTACGCTAAGGGTGGAGAAACTGCAACAAATGCTTTCAAAACAGCTTGGGATACTGGCGCGCAGGGCATTGATGAAAAGATAACGAGCATGGTTTTTTCAGCGGAAACCTCGTTAGACACTGCCATTAAAACAACGAATTGGAAAGCGCTTGGCGAGCAAGTACCCAAAGGAGCCGCTGAAGGAGTTGAGTCGGGTTCTAAGGATGTAGCAGATGCAGCAGGAGACATGGCTAGTGATGCTGACGAAGCATTCGCTACTGAAGCAGAAATCCATAGCCCCTCACGAGTTTTTAGAGAACATGGTGAAAATTTGGCGAAAGGTGCAGAAAATGGTGTCGATTCTGGAAAGTCAGGAGTAGTATCCGCTGTGAAATCTATGGCGAATGATGCTGTTGGAGCCTTTGACGGAGTGAATGATAGGATGCAAAGTGCTGGTTCAAATGCAATGCAAGGTTTAGCAAATGGAATTAACGAAAATGCTCATCTAGCAATTGATGCGGCAAACAGCGTCGCAAATCAAGTGGCCGACACTATAAATAAAGCTCTGGATATTCATAGTCCTTCAAGAGTCACAAAAAAATCAGGAGCTTTTGCTACTGAGGGGGTTGAGGTTGGCTTACTAAGTAGACTTAGTAAGTTGGCAAACTCAGCTCGGAAAGTAGCAGAAACTGTCTCAGAAAATATGCAAATTCGGAGTCAACAACAATTGGGGATAGGTTTAGCAGGAAGTGGGTACTCTATGTCATTAGATATGAATAGTACTGTTCAAGAAGCTCAAATCCCACCTATCTATGTGACGGCAATTTCTGAATTAGACGGGAAGGTAGTAACAAAACAACTTGGTCCACAATTGGCGAATGAATTACAGAGACAACAAGATAAAACCAATTTTGGGAAGGGGAGGAGAAAATAATTGGGCTGTATCGAAGATTTAAGACCTAGAGAGTCATTCATAAGCACCAATAAAAAAGGGCTATATGAATTTACAGATACATTATCGATACCTAAAGATAATTCTCTTCCTTCAGAAGCTGTTAATTTCAACGGAAGCTTTTTAGAAGATATTTTTTCAGGCTACCGAACGCTAAATGTCGTCGGACGGGAGCTAGCCTCTACCCAGGTGCAAACGTATCAATTGGGAATAAGAGATGGCACACGCCAAGTATACTCTCGTATTCCTGACCGGACAATTACGGTTAAGTATCAACTATCAGCTGAGACCAATGAATCATTTAGAGACATGTTTAATAAATTGAATATTTTTCTATATTCTGAGAAAGATGTTCCGATATGGTTTAATGACGAACCCGAAATGGTATGGAGTGGGAGTAAAAGTGATGTTAGTGAAACTCCAGAGGGAGTCAACTATGTCGTTGGAACATTTACAATTCTTTTATCTGACCCTTATAAGTATACAAAAAGTGATGCCACATCAGTAACGTGGGGCTCAACTGATATTACCTTTCAAGCGAGTTATTTATTGGGAAATACTGGTTCAGGAGCCGTTGGCATGCCAATTGTTTTCGAAGGGGGCGCGTACTGGGGTTCAGACATTATAACCTTTCAACACCAAGGATATTTAATGGGTGATACTGGAACTGAAGCGCAACCTTATGAAATTTATCCGACTGTTGAAGGATTAAAGGTTAAACCTCACATCTTTATTAAAGGGATGGGTAGAGGAGTTCAAATTCGCACTAGAAACGATACGATAGATCTAGGTGATTTTGATAATGCAACAATTGAGATAGATACTCAAACGTTTAATATTACTAAAAATGGCGATCCAATGATCCGACCGATGAACGATTTCTATTTATACCCGTCAGAACCGCTTTATGTATCTGGAAAAGATGGAAATTTTGAATTAACCATTAAATACTCAAATCGATATTTGTAGGAGGCTGTTAGCTTGTTAATGACTATGAACCTCAGTCGTGAGTATACAGCAATCTTAGAAAATGCTTACGATGTGAGTTACGATAAAATTGAAAATAATATAGGTTCCATAGAGTTCACGATGCCGCTTTATGACACAAAAAACACTATGATTCAAGCTTTGCAATACGTAGAACTAACTGATAACGAAGGTGAATATATCGGTTTGTATCGTATTATGCCATCAACCATTCAGAAGGATAAGAGCAATTACTCAATTCAGTATACAGCCATACATGTACTGGGGACGCTATTAGATAGCGTCCTTTTTGGTTATCACGAGTTAGTTAATCAAACAACTGTAAACGTAATAAATTATGTTTTGGGAAAACAAAAAACAAAACATTGGATATTGAAAAAATGTGATTTCACGCGATATTTTAGTTACGCATGGGAGAATGAGAATGGCCTTGCAGATGCGTTGTTTTCGATTCCGGAAGCATTTGATGAAGACTATTTATGGCAATGGGATACTCAAGTTTATCCTTTTGAGTTATTTCTTGTGAAACCTCCCACTGAACCGATTTGTAGAATTCAAGAAGGATACAATATGGAGGGTTTTGAGATCGAATCAAACCCCAACAATTTAGTTAATCGCGTCTATCCTCTTGGAGCAGGAGAAGGTATTAATCAACTGAATATAAATTCAGTTAATAACGATATCCCTTACGTCGAAGATGTTGACTCGATAAAAAAATATGGATTAGTCGAGTATGTCTGGACCGATTTACGTTTCACTCAACCGCAAGCTTTAAAAGATAACGCGATGAATATGTTGAAAAAATGGTCAGTTCCAAAAGTGACGTGGAAAGTTTCTGCAGCAGATTTGATCAAATTGACAGACACACCTCTAGAGATTGACAAGTTACGGCAAGGTACAGTAGTAATGATCAACACGAATGAGTATGGCTCTTTTAATCTAAGGATAAAAAAAGAAATCAAATCTGATGTTTTTGGTGCACCACAGGCAATTAGTTTAGAACTTGGGAATTTGAAAGATGACATTAACACTACGATGTCTGATTTAAATCGGAAGCAGCAAATCAACGAAACATACTCCCAGGGCGCGACTAACATTTTGAACTATTCATATCAGGATAATTGCGAATCTGCAT